AGAGTGTACGTGTCAACAAAATTTAAATCAGATGTGGATGATGCAACTCAGTTAGATGTTAGATCGCGAATCATAAGTGAGTTAACAAATAACTTTGCAGTTGCCAGTATCGATACTGTGTTTATAGATCCACAAACTACATTTTTAGAATTAACTACTACATTTAATTTTGATCCGGATTTAACTAGTAGTACGTCAGGAGCTACACAAGATTTAATACAAACAAACATCAATACATTCTTTGCAAATAACTTGAAAAAATTTGGTAGTGTGTTTAGAAGATCAAACTTATTAACTATCATTGATGAAATAGACGAAGCTATATTAAACACAAGAATGACAATAAAGGTTCAACAAAGGTTGATACCATCTTTAGGCATAGCTAAGAATTATAATATAACATTTCCTGTAGCATTGGCAGCATCAGATGATACATTTAAAATTATAACATCTTCAAGATTTATTTTCAATTCAAAAGAATGCGCAATTGAAAATAGGCTAAACTCTAGTGTTTTACAGATAGTAAATACTGGTGGAGCAGTAGTAGTTGATAACATAGGTTCTTACAATACTGAAGCTGGAAGAATTGATTTAGTTGGATTTAATCCTACAAGTTTTTCAGGAAATGCAATTAAATTCTCAGCCACACCTGCAAATCAAAGTACAATACGACCACTGAGAGCTACTGTTTTAGATATTGATGCTGCAGCTTCAAAGGCATCTGCACTGCTTGACTATCAAGAAACTCAAGTTTCTCTGGGTGGAAGTTCTACTGGCACAACGAGTTCGAGTTATTAATGGCTGAAATTAAATATCATCAAAATCGTAGACCACGTAACTTTTTACATCGAAAAGTACGTGATGCTTTACCTGAATTTTTTACACAAGATTTTCCAAAGCTCGTTACTTTTTTAGAAAAGTATTATGACTACTTAGATTCAGATGATGTTAGTTCTTTTGACAATCAACTAAGACAAATATATCAAACACGTGATACTCAAGAAATACCTTCAAAACTCTTAAGTACATTGATATCTGAAATAGCTGCAGGTAATACTGGAGACAACTTTACTGATCCTAATTTTTATGCACAAAGAATACATGAATTGCATAGAACTAAAGGCAGTAGGTTTTCTATCGAAGAATTTTTTAGAGCTTTCTATCAGCAAAATGTAGAAGTAGAATACCCAAAAAACAACATATTTACATTAGGTCATGATTCTGCTGGACCACTGAGCAGAATTGGTGCTGAATCAAATAAATTTATTAGAAATAATGCGCTATACCAAGTTTATTCTATATTAATAAAAAGCCCATTATCGCAAACCACTTGGATAGAACTATATAAAAAGTTTGTGCATCCTGCAGGGTTTTATATTGCAGGAAGTGTTGTAACAGATACTGAAGCTATAGGAAATGCATCTGCACCATTAGCAAGTCTCGATAGTGCGAACAGAGTGATTGAAGGCATTGGAATTGCATCAGCATTTGTACCATTTACACAAATGACTGCGCTACTTGATTCTGATGGAACATCTATCAGAGTAGGACTTGACCAAAAAATTAGTGTATATCAGTCACTTACTGCTTTACAACTTCAGGGATTTTATAGAAACGTTGAAGAAATCATTACACCTAATTCATTTACATTTGATGATAGTGGCCAAGGAAAAGACTTTATTGGTGCATTAGGTGATAGTGCTGAAGCAGCTGCACCAGATTTCTCACTTACTCTTGAGACAATGGATAACGCACAGTTTGATTCATCTTTTAACACATAATGATTATTTTTATGTATAAATAGAACTTATTAGGAAGATTAAATGACTAGACAAAATATTGGTATAGGCAGTTCAGCTAATGACGGTAATGGTGATACATTACGACAAGCCGGAACAAAAATAAATTCAAACTTTGCTGAAGTATATGCATTACTTGGTGGAGGAGATAGCAGTAACTTATCATCACAAATTACTCTAGAAACTGATGCAGTTACCTTTGAAGGAACAAGTGCAAATGATTTTGAAACAAGATTAAAAGCAGCTAATGCTACACAAGATAATGTTATAACATTACCAGATTCAACTGGTACAGTTACTCTTAATAACACAATTCAAACATTAACGAACAAAACACTAACAGTACCAACGATTTCTACAATAAAGAATACAGGAACATTAACTCTACCTACATCAACGGATACCATTGTAGGAAGAGCTACAACAGATACATTAACAAATAAAACATTAACATCACCAACTATAAATACTCCAAAGATAGGTACATCTCTTAATGATGCGGCCGGAAACGAATTCATAAAATTTACAACTACAGGTAGTGCGGTTAACGAATTAACAATTGCAAACGGTGCATCAACAACTGGACCTACACTTTCTGCTACAGGTGGTGGAACTAATTTAAATATTATTATGACACCAAAAGGCACAGGTTCTGTTGAACTTAATAAAGCAGCCTTTAGTTCTTCAACTATAACTGCAAATGGTGCGGCAAGTGCGGCAGCAACTTTAATAATAGGTAATAAAGGTTCTCAACTAGATGTGTCATTGGCCAATGGAACAACAGTAGGCGAATATAAAATTTTTACAAACAAAGGTGCGGGTGCAATGCATGTTACACCTGCAAGTTTTGCTCAAGGTACTAAATTTGTATTAGTACAAAACGATGGTTGTACCTGCATATGGGATGGAACTAATTGGTTCTTAGTAGGAAACCAAGGCGAAGTAACGGTATCATAAGGAATAGAATATGTCAGCAATAATAACAGACCCATTTAAAAAACAATTCATGCAAAATATATTTGATGAAGCTTCAAGTTTGTCTGCAAGATATTACGTAGGTATTGGAAAGAATGATCAGTGGAATGCTACTGAAACTGTTCCAACACCGACAGACACACCTAAAACAATAAGAGAAGCTCAAAATGCATTACAATCAGTAAAAGCTGTAGGCTCAACATCCTTTGTAATACCAAGACACAATTGGACCTCTGGTAGCGAATATAGCGGTTATGATGACGATTATACTACAGTACCATCAAATACTTATTATGTTCTTACTGAAGATAATCATGTTTATATTTGTTTACAACAAAGCAAAAGCGGAACTGGTACTATAAATAAATCAACAGTTAAACCTACTGGCACATCGCCAAAACCATTTAAAACTTTAGATGGGTACACTTGGAGATTTTTATATGGATTATCTGGTAGTGATACAGCTGCATTCTTATCAGCTAACTTTATTCCAGTTAAACTCGTAACTACTACTAGCGATGCATTTGAAACACAACAAAAAACTGCACAAGACTCTGCAGATGTGGGTAGAATACTAAACATTGTAGTAGAGAATCAAGGGTCAGGGTATACAGGCACTCCTACTGTTACAATAACAGGAAACAGCGGGGCTTTAGGTGACAGTGCACAAGCAATTGCAGTTGTATCAAACGAAAAAGTTGTTAAGATTGATATGTTAAATGAAAGTGCAGGTTCAGGAAATAATTTTGTAAATGCAACAGTTACAATTTCAAGTGGCGGTGGAAGCGGTGCAATAGCAAGAGCCGTGCTCGGTCCACCTGATGGAATTGGTGCAGACCCAAGAGATGAATTGAAAGCTACATCATTGATGTTTAACTCTAAACCAGCTGGAACAGAAAATGGAGATTTCTTAACAGGAACTAGTCAAGATTACAGACAAGTGATGTTAATAAGAAATCCACGTACTGATTCAGCTGATGGAACAATTCTTACTGCAACTACTGCTAAAGCTTTAAAATATTTACAAGTGGATTCATCTTTTGGAAATCAATTAAATCCTGACGAATTGATTACAAATAGTTTAACACCACCGGCAAAAGCATACGTTAATGAAAAAGTAAATTTTGCTACCTCTAGTATGAAAGTTTACTATCATCAAACTGACAGTACCGGTTATACACCGTTTTCAGTGGGAAACACCCTTACAGATGAAGCAGGCCAAACTGGCACAATTGCTGTAGTTGCAGATTCAAATGAGTTATACATTAACACTTCTGGAGAAGTTTTATATATAGAAAATAGAGCACCAGTTATTAGAAATACTTCTCAAACAGAAGATATAAAAGTAGTAGTTACACTTTAGTAGGATATTAATATGGCGACAACATTTACAGAAACCAGTTTAGCAACCACGTATAAAGATGATTTTCGTGATAGTGATAACTATCATAGAATATTATTTAATACGGGTGTTGGATTACAAGCAAGAGAATTAACACAACTTCAAACAATATTACAGAAGCAAATTGAAAGGTTTGGTAATAACGTTTTTAAAGAAGGTGCAGTGGTAAAACCAGGCGGGGTAAATGTAAATCCACAGTATGAATTTATAAAACTCGATACAGGTAGTCCATCTCACGTTTTACCAACAGATATTACAACCCTTGTGGGTAAAACTGTAACAGGTCAAGCTTCATCAATAGTTGCAACAATACTAGAAGTGGTTGCTGCAGTAGGCAGTGATCCTGCAACTCTTTATGTTAAGTACACAAACACAAGTTCAGCTCAAAGCAGCACTGATGTTGTAACACAACGAATGTCCAGTAACGAAGTTATAGATGTTTCAGACGGAACTGATTTAAAAGTAAAACTTTCTACAATAGCAGATCCATCAACTGGAAAAGGAACACAAGTTACAGCTTTAGGCGGTATATACTATGTAAGAGGTAATTTTGTATTAACTCAAGATCAATCTAAGATAATATCAAAATATACTGATACACCGAATACTGATGTCGGATTTAAAACAGTTGAAGACGTTGTAACTGCAAGTGATAATAATACATTATATGATAACCAAGGAAGTGTTCCGAATGTTTCTGCTCCAGGCGCTGATAGATATCGTATAACGCTTACAATAGCTGAACGTAGTGAAATCACATCAAGTGATAACTTTGTTCATATTGCAACAGTTAAAAAAGGTCAAATATATAATGCAGTTGCTACAACAAATTCATACAATATACCTAATGAACTTATTGCAAAGAGAATAGAAGAGAATTCTGGTGATTATATAGTCAAACCTTTCTCTGCAAGATTTGATTTAGATTCGGAAAACACACATTTACTTTTAAATGTTAGTGACGGTGTTGCAGTGGTTAGAGGTTTTAGATCTATTATAACAAAACCTTCAACCTTTAGAATAACAAAACCAGCTGTAACAACCACCGTAAACAACGAACCAGTAGGTGCAACTCATGGTGCATACGTATTTGTGGATGTGGCTCATAGTGGTTTAGGAAAAACAAAAGGTATACCAAACTTTAATCAATTAGAAGAAATGAATTTAAGATCAGCTGTCACACACGGTGGAAGCACAATTGGTACAGCACGAGTTAAAGCTATAACTAAAAGTGGCACTAATTTAAAAATGCATCTTATAGATATTAATCTTAATTCTGGTCAAGTTTTTAGAGATGTTAAAAGTATAGGCACATCAACTAGTAACTTTTTTAATATTACACTTGAAAATTCTAAAGGTGTATTAAAAGAACCTTATGAAAAATATAATTTTTTCTCATTACCTAATCCAAGGCCTACAGCTCTATCAGACTTAACATACACTGCTCAAAGAAGATTTCCAACTTTGTCTGCAAATGGTTCAGGTGTAGTAACACTTACAGGATTAACAACTGCTGGAGAAATTTATACACAGACGGGCGACTTTGTTTATGCAAAAGCAGATAGTGACGTATCAGCGGCTTCACCTTCATATTCTTTAACACCTAGTGCTTCGGCACCAACGGGTGGTACTGCAAACTTTGGAACAGCTGCGGATGTTGCAACTATTTCAAGTTCTTCTAATATAGAACTAGCAGCATTTGTAAGTAAAACACAAACAACACCTAAAACTAAAACATTGACAAATATGACTTTAACAAATGCTGTTGAATCAGATGGTGCAGGTTTCAAATTTGTTAATATGAAACGTGCAGATATTTATGAAGTAAATGAAATTGTAAATGCTGCAGATAGCAATGAAAGCTATGCAACGAGGTTTATTGTTGACAATGGTCAGCGCGCATCACATTATGATGTTGGTAGATTAATATTAAGATCAGGTCAATCTGCGCCGGCTGGAAGTGTTTCTATAAAATATAAATTCTTTGATCCAA